CAATTAGGAGTTGATTGTGTTTGATATGTTTACTATCGTTGGCACGTATAAGAATTCAAATCAATTTGAATTCTCTCATGTCACTTCTGCCAATCTCCCCTCTATTGAAGAGGTTATTTTTAACATAAAAGAGTTATGGCGTACATATGATATAAACCATGCCATAATAATCAAAAACAACCAAATATTTGGGCTTGGTAAGGTTGAAAATGGTCAGGTTAGTTGGTTGGGAGAAGAATCAATTTGAGTCGTAAAATATCCACATTTTGTCCATTCTGTGGCGAAGCAGCTATTTGGTACGGCGACGAAAATGTTACTTTATGTCAGAATTTTTTCTGTTTGGATGAACATATAGGCCAAATTGGAAGTTGGCGTATTGGTATTCTAACCGCTGATCAAATAGAAGAATTACAGAAAACCGGTAAAATAAACGTTTAACTATTACCAAATTTCGGAGTAAAGTTATATCATGGCTAAGAAGCGAAATCCTTGGGGTGGAAGTCATAATTCTCCTATTCAAAAGCCTGAAGTCCTGAGAAGAGCTGTAACGGCTCTATCCAGAGATATTAGGTCATTTAACGAATCCTTACCAAAAGATCAAAAGATTGACGTAATCGTTTGTTGTGGTATTTCTGGTGCAGCTGTTGCATTTCCCGTTTCGTTGGAAACAGGAATTCCTGTTTGGGTTGTAAGAAAAGTCAAGGAAATGACTCATTCTCCACACGATGTTGATCGTCATTTCTTTTCGTCTGAAGACGAAATGATTAAATGTCCAGACGTATTACGTTACATCATTATCGATGATATTGTTGATACCGGAGCTACCATAAGATGGATCATCGAGAAGATGAATGGTGTGAAAAAATACCAAAACAATCAATTGTTGAAGCTATTTCTGTATAGCGAACGGAGTGATGATGAATATGAAGGAAGTTTCTGGTTAGGGAATGATGGCCTTGAGGAAGTTTCTGTTTCTATCAAAAGATACTGGAGCGGACGTTGGAGTTATGTGTAAATGACACCTGCTTTTTATACAATCAGAGACGAAAACACCAAATTATATTTGAGTTCTTCAACAAGGATAAGTTTTGATAGTAATTTGGTTGATACAACCGCTCGATTTTCTGCGACGGGCGCTCAAAAGGCTGTGAATGAAGCGATCAAAATGGGATATGATTGCTCTCGGGTAGTTATCATTCCTGTTGCAGTGACAGCGTTGGAACCAATTAAACCAAAATTACCCAAACCAGGCAAAGGTCGGTTTGTAATCCAAATTTATTGGGAAGAACAACGTCCTGTCTGGCCACCAGACAAATTCAATCCTGATAAAACAGTACTTAAGAAAAACGTTCTTTTTGTTCGTGGTAATAAAAGAAAACCAGAAACATATAATCCAAGCAGACTGTTTTCAACTTTTGATATTGGTGGAGGCCACGGCACAGCCGTTAGAGTTCCAGAACGCGCATCTCAATTTGATACCAAACAAGAAGCAGAGATTTTTGTTAAAGAAATCCGCAGTAACATGCCTAAAGAAATAGATAATATGCAAAAATCTAGCATCTATAGAGTTCAAGATATTGCTACTCGGCAAAAACTTTTTGATAGCGTTTGTTTGACTGTGAAAAAATTAACCTGAAGGAGGTTTATGTGTTTAAGAATTTATTGATTGGTTTGATTTCTAGTATTACAGCTGTATCATATATTGTATTGGTGGTATTTCTTTTTGCTGCAATCTTGGCTTGGCCAGTAGAATGGCTTTGGAACAATACGCTTCCTGCACTTTTTGAGTTCAAAACTATTGATTTCTGGGCCGCAATGCGTATATTATTCCTCACTGGTCTTTTATTTCGTTCCTCATCCAGCTCCAAGTAAATTTGTATGATTTATCGCCATGACGAATTTTACCATTTATTTTGGTTGGACGAATATTCGGATTATACGCCATTTGTGGTACACACGTTTGGAAAAAATCCCAGACAAAGATGTCAAGTGGTAAAATTCGCTCATGGTATGGTATTCTTTGTTCCCGTTTGGTTTATTGATCAATGCTGGCAGAAATCTAATGTGATTTTTTATTTCCAAGCCAAAAAATCTAGCCGATACGTTTACGAATGGATTGTAAAATGAAAATTAGTGATAACGATTTGTTGATGTTAATTCAGAGTTACGAATCTATTGGATCAAAACGATCCATTCAACAAAACCAAATCTTAACAAGTTTGAATGAACTTCAACAATATCGCAATTGTTTGGATAAATTAATCAACAATTGGCCATTGGATCGTGATTCTCTTAAAGAATTGTTGAAGACATGGCCATGAGTACTTGGTTTTGGACATCTAGTCTCGGTCCCATTGTAATTCTTATTATTGGAACTAGTGTTTGGTGTGCCATTTGTTTCACGCTAGCCAATTGGATTATGAAACTTAGTCGAAGGAAATATAAATGAAACAACTTTACGTTGATGACGAACGAGAATGTCCAAAGGGTTGGGATTTGGCTCGAAAATATGAAGACGCTATCAGAATGTTGACCGAAACAAACTATGATACTGTGTCTTTAGATCATGATCTTGGTAATTGGATGTATCAGGACGAGAAAACCGGAATGACAATTCTCACTTGGTTGGAAGAACGCCATCACAATAACGGGTATATTCCGTTCATTTTGATCCACACTGGTAATTCTGCAGTGCGACGAACAATGGAAATGGTAGCAAGAAAACTCAATTTTGGTGCAGAATGAATTTTAAACGATTCAAGGCTTTGGCTCGAAAGGTCTTTCCGGATCTTCCTCCGCAATTCGATCAATTACCAGACAAGATTAAAATTTACCATTATTTGATTCCTTGGTTAATTCCGGAACCACCAATCAATGAATCCAATCTCACAGATTCGCAAAGAGTGGATTTGTTTTCTTTGAATAACATGGTAATGACCCAAATTCGCAATCACAAGATAGCAGGTGAATCGGTTTGGGATGAGTAAGTAATACTATTACCAATACTTCGAATGGCCCGTAAGGGCCATTCGTCATTTTGTTCGCAACTAAATACAGCTATCCCGCATCCCAAGAAGAATAATATGGACGAAAATTCAACAATACTCACTACGCTATTGGAAATCAAGCAGGATATTGGCCATATCAAAGCCACCCTGGAAGGAAGTAAAAAAGAGACTGATGAATTAGAAGTAAGAACCAATCAATTATCAAATAGGGTTTTTGTAATAGAAAATCAACAAGCACGATGGAAATGGACTCTTGCTGGAGCATCAGCAGTCCTATTTGGTCTCTTTAAAGCGATTGAAGTTTGGTGGAGTCACGCCGGGAACCATCAATAAGTCTGTAGTGTTGGTTTCCCTAAATAGTTGATATAAAAACACAATTACTATGTGTGGAGACTTAGGTTCATGACACAACTTTCACCAGGCGTAGAAGTCAGCGAGATAAACACAACTACCAGCATTCCTGCTGTATCCACTTCTATTGGAGCGTTTGCTGGTGCTTTCAATTGGGGTCCAGTTCTTCAATTGACCACTGTGTCATCAGGAAATGATTTGGTAAACAAATTTAGCGCGCCAGATAATAACACAGCTGTAAGTTTCTTCACTGTTTGGAATTTCTTGCAATATAGTGATAATGTGGCTGTTCTTCGTTCTCTTGGCCAAGGTGCCAAGAATGCCACATCTAATGGTAATGGTACATTGATTATGAATAGTGACGACTATTTCAACAATGTATATCCAACCAAAACTACAAATTCTTGGGTAGCTCGTTATCCTGGTTTCAAGGGAAGCGCTCTTGAAGTGTTGGTATTTGCTAATACATCAGCGTTCAATCAGGCAGCATCCAACACATCTGATCCATTATATAATTTCGCAAATCAATTTCCATATGCACCTAACACCACGCCTTCTGTATCCTTACAGACAGGTGGTCGTTTGACTGGTGATGGTTTACATGTTCTCGTTATCGATTCAACAGGCGATATAACCGGTCAAGCAAATTCTGTTTTGGAAGCATTTCCAAATTTATCACGTTTGACTGACGCTACTGGACCTGATGGTAGCAGCGTGTATTACAAGGAATTCATTTGGCAGAATAGCCAATGGGTTTATTGGAATGGTACACCACAAGCAAATACAGTTGGTTGGGACGTAACTATTTCCCAAGCAAATACCACAGGAATTGTTTCTGATGCTAACACAGCTAATATCTCCTTCCTGTCTGGTGGATCTGATGGTACTGTTTCAGCTGCTAATAACGTCACCGCTTTGGACCTTTTCAACGATCCAGACAATATTGATATCGATCTTCTCATGGTTGGTGGTGGTGGACAGGTAGAAACCAACGAAGCTATTGGTGTAGCCGAATCACGTAAGGATATTGTTGTTGTAGGTTCGCCTCCATTGGCTAATGTTCAAAATCCATCTAGCCCAGCAACAGCAATTAACAATTACGCTGGTGGTATCACTCGTTCCAGTTACGCTATTTTGGATACAGGTTGGAAATACCAATTTGATCAATTTAATGGAGTATTCCGTTGGATCCCATTGAATGGTGATATTGCCGGTCTCATGGCTAGAACAGATAATGTTCGCGCACCTTGGTGGTCTCCAGCAGGCGATCAACGCGGCCAGATTCTCAACGTTATCAAGCTAGCTTACAACCCAAGAAAGGTAGATCGTGATGCGTTGTACAACAATGGTATTAACCCTGTCGTAACTTTGAAGGGTGAAGGTACTTTGTTGTATGGTGATAAGACTTTCGTCAACTTTGCATCAGCGTTCGATCATATCAATGTTCGTCGTTTGTTCATTTTCTTGGAAAAGACAATAAGCAAGGCAGCAAAGTCGTTCTTGTTTGAATTCAACGATGCATTCACACAAGCAGCCTTTGTAAACTTAGTTTCGCCTTATTTGAGAACGGTAAAAGGACAACGTGGTATTTTTGATTATCGTGTTATCTGCGATGGAACAAATAACACCCCAGATATCGTAGATGCTAACAAATTCGTTGGTGATATTTACGTTAAACCAGTCCGCTCAATCAACTTCATCAAGTTGAACTTTGTGGCTGTTGGTACCAACGTGGACTTCAACACTATTGTTGGTAATTTCTAAAAATCGGAGCAATTAGATGCCATTTGATGTTACAACTTTCAGATCTCAATTACCAGGTGACGGCGCTCGCTCGAATCTGTTTGAGGTAACCCTCCAATTCCCAATTTGGCTTCCAAATTCTGTGTTGGCTGGTCAAAAATCCAATTTCATGGTAAAGGCTGCACAATTACCTGGATCCAACATTGGTATTGCTCCACTCTTCTACTTCGGTCGCGAAGTTAAACTTGCAGGAAATCGAACCTTCCAGGATTGGACTGTACAAGTTATTAATGATGAGGATTTCCTTATCAGAAATACAATAGAAGGTTGGATAAATGGAATCAACGGGCCAACCACAAATATCCGTAACGTAAACGCTTCTGTTCTTGATGGTGGTTATGGCGTGGATGCTGGCGTGGTTCAATACGGTAAGGCTGGAGCAACTCTTAAAGCTTATTCGTTCCTTGGAATTTGGCCAATTGATCTCAGCCCAATTGAATTGGATTGGGGCAGCAATGATCAGATTGAAGAATACACCGTTACGTTTGCGGTTCAATCCTACATTGATCCTACTGTAATTCAACAGTAATTGGTTGATTTTATTATGACTATATAAGGTAGTGATAACAGCTACCATTGAGGTATTACCATGCGATTATGGGGATTTAAGATCGAGAGAGAAGGTGATGATATCACCATTCCAACCCCCATACAACCAGAAAACAACGATGGTGCTGTCGTCATTGATGCACCATCGGTTGGATACTATATTGAACTTGATGCTAGTTATCGTTCTGAGCTAGACCTACTCACCAAATATCGTCAGATGGCCCTTCAACCAGAAATGGAAAACGCCATTTCTGATATTATTGACGAAGCTATAATCCACGATGAGGATGGTGAAGTTTTACGAATGAACCTCGACAAGTTGGATAGCAGACTCTGTCCGGATCGTGTTAAAGGTTTGATTCTTGATGAATTCAAAAATGTTCTCAACCTATTAGATTTCAATAATTTTGGTGATGATATCTTCCGTAAATGGTATATTGATGGTCGTTTGTATTATAATGTGGTAATTGATCCCCAAAATCCTCGAAACGGAATTCAAACACTAGTCTATATTGATTCCAGAAAGATTAAAAAGGTGCGTCAACTCATCAAGGCGCGTGATGATAAAGGAGCGGAAATTATTGTTGGTGTAGAAGAATTTTACATATACAACGATAAATTGTTGATGAATAATCCAAATTCCGGCAAACCGCAATTTGAAACATCAACAGCCAATGGCGTTCGACTTTCAAAAGATAGTGTTGTTCAAGTCACATCTGGAATTTACGATCCAATCAAAGGAACTGTTCTTAGTTATCTCCATAAAGCAATCAGACCAATGAATCAATTGCGATTTGTGGAAGATGCCACAGTTATCTATCGCGTGACACGCGCTCCGGAACGTCGCGTGTTTTACATCGGTACTGGTGGAATGAATAAGGCTAAGGCCGAACAATTCCTTAAGGATATGATGACGAAATTCAGAAATAAGCTGAATTATGATCCTACCAGTGGTGAAGTGAAGGATGATAGAAAACATATTGCAATGTTGGAAGATTTTTGGATTCCAAGACGTGAAGGTGATAAAACTACACAGATAGAAACACTTCCAGGTGGTCAAAGTTTAGGTCAAATGGATGATGTTATGTATTTTCAAAAGCAGCTTTATCGCTCTCTTGGAATACCAGCCTCACGTATAGAAAACCCAGCATCTCTATTCAGCATTGGAGAATCGGGTCAGATTTCCAGAGACGAAATCAAATTTGATAAATCCATTGGACGTCTTCGTTCAAGATTCTCCTTGTTGTTTGATGCTTTGATGGTGCGTCAATTAGCTCTTAAAGGCGTATGTACTGTAGAAGAATGGCAACAATTTAAGCAATTCATTCATTATGAGTATCATACAGATAACAATTATGTTGAACTTAAGGATATGCAGCTACTCAATATGAGAGCCGATACCATGACTAAACTTCAACAATTTGTAGGTATTTTCTTCTCCAAGCTTTGGGTTTGGAAGAAGGTGTGGCGATTTGATGATGATGATATTGAATTGGTCAAACATGAGATGGAAAAGGAACGATCCGAAGCCGAGAAGGAAGGCCATCCACCGTTGGCGGGATATCCACCTCTCACACCTCCAGGAGCGCCTATGCCAGATGAGAATCTTGGTATGAATGGTCCTGAAGGTGAAGAATCTTCTGGAAAAACAAATGGTAAGACCAATAAAGGTGATGATCTAAATAATGCGACAAATCAATTTGTCAACGGCGCTCCAAAATAATAGAGGTTACCATGTCTTTAGTTGATAGTGCACAAGAACAAAACGCGTTAGCGTTTGAACAGGAATTAAAAGCAGCTCTAGCTGAAAAGGTGGGCGCGGCAATTGATGCTAAGAAAATTGAAGTAGCTCAATCAATGTTTACAACCAACGAAAGCGTTGGCCATATTGAAAAGGGAGCATTTCATCGCTGGTTGGGGAAATCTGAAGATGAACCCATCACCCATGCTGATATTGAGAAAGGAATAAAAGCTGGTGGCCATGCCGAAAAAATGGCTCTTTTTGCTCAGAATTTTGGTCACGTGTAATCATGTCCAAGACTCTGGATATAATTCAAGAAGTTGTTAACAACAGGCATCGCGCTCGTAACGAAGCGATTAAACGCATACTTACGAGACATAAAACTGGTGTTATTAATCAATCTGTTGCCAATCAACAGTTAAAATCTTGCGGTCATCCAGGTCTTAATATGGAAGAATGGCGTGTTGATAATCCTACTCCAAAAGAACACGTGGTATTCCATGACGATGCTGAAATTGGTCATATTAGAAATGATTCGGGTATCCATCATGGAACGCATTATCCAACTGGTAAAAAATTTACAACCAGTACGCATTCGAATGCATTAAAAACAATACAAAAATTACATTCGAATCATATTCGTATTAGCGAAGAATTTGATCATCACGGATTTACTCCCGGTCAAATGATTAAAAGAAAGCATTTTCCAAATTTGGGGAGCAATGAATTTGAATTGAAGGACGCAAAATACGTCGGCCCTCATCATAATAAAGAATATGCTACAATCATCGACCATAGAATGAAAAAAGTTCATGAAAAATGGGAGAATTTGGTAAAAGAAGAATTGGCGAATGAATCAACTGAATTTGAATTACATCATATTGTTGGGCATCTTAAACCACGACACCAAGTTGGAAAGCATGCGCGCGTATTAGTCGCAGGACCATATGCATCAAAAAAGGAAGCTTTGAATGATATTGGTAGTTTCAAAGATCATCCAAAATATAAAAAAGTAACAGCCGAACCTACAAAAACAATTAATCATTTACCTTGGCATCATCAAGTAAAGGAAGAAATTACAAACGAATCTCTTCCAGCTAATGCATCCTCGTCAGATTATGTGGATGATTTTGTCCATTCCAAGAACAAGATGTTCAAAGGTGATAATACAAAACAGAGAATCAGAAGAGCCTTGGGCGCATATTATTCCAAACACCAGAAATGAAGCAATTTAAAGAATTTTTAGCAGAAGCTTTTGACCCACCAATGCTTCTAACCCTCCGTCGCCAAGGAATTAGAAATTTTCCAAATGGTGAAAGAGTTGCTTTGTTTTCAAATCCACAACTGAATATTTCTTTGGCTATCCCATACGATTATTCTACAGGAAAATTAAAACCATCAAACATTAAAGAATCGGATAATGAATTCCACGATAAGAAAGTTGATGAATTACAGGACGCGTACGATTTACTCTGCGGTAAACAAGAATTATCCGAACTAGAACGAGCGCTCTTTAATTGGTTATCATCGGAACTTGATGAATATGGGAATTTTGATGACATGGATGATGAAGTTCTCGATGACGTGTACGATGATTATAAAGCTTTGACTGAAAGTCATCTTAACGAAAGAGCTTTTGGCGCTTATAACCGCCGTCATCGATCCTTCGCGAGTTTTGCTGATTGGCATGATCATGCAACAAGCCGAAGTAAAAATTCAGCAAAATTTGCTGTCCATAATAACGGAACGTTGACTAGCGCCACCCATAAAGGAAAGATTATGGGGACATATAATCACGCCAAACGACAAGGCGAAATAGTTGAAAGCGTTATCCATCATCTAAATAGAATTATAAATGTTGGTCAGGAAGAAGAAGTGCGATTTGCCAATGGCGACACTATGCGAATTCATCCCGTTACAGCCAAAAGCGTCCTAGATTTATATAATAAGGTCAACGATGGAAACCAACGAAAGATTTCACAAATGATACAATCTGGTCCTGGGGGATTGGTAAAAGTAGCCGATTTTGCCCAACAGCAACTAAAACGAGGCAATAACTAATGAGTTCCCCAAATACCATAGATGTTCAAACTTTGTCGGATTCTGATGCCAAAGTGGTTGTTAAACTTACTGCGTATTACACGTCAGCCGCAAACGCTGGTAATACATTGGTAATTCAAGCAAACACATTCAAGGGTGCCAATGGAGCGGTTGTTCCTTGTTATTTGGATGTGGAAGTTACCGAATTCTTTGTCTCAGCTTCCAATGGTTTTATAGCATTAGAATACGTGGGAGCAAGCGCGAACCAAAGAATTTTCAGTGCTGGTAAAATTACAGGTTCTGGTATCTATGAACAATGGATGCCAAATAATGCAACCAATCCTACTGGAGACATTAATTTATTTAATAGTGCATTGGACGCGAATGATACTTGGTCCATGGTAGTCACTATGAGAAAGAGAAATGATGCAACTAATGCTTGGGCAAATCTCTTTAATGCCTATAATCATACAAAGGGTCTTGGTGGTTAATGGGCTTATTTACCAAATTTCTTACCGAACAAGGCCCAAGAATTAAGCGGGTCAAGTTGCGTTTTCGTGACGGAAAACCAGAAAGAAATATTAAAGTCAGCAATATAGACGGTTATAAGATGGATTATGGTCGTTCATTGGTTCGTATGTCTTCAATTGAAAGAATTCACAGACATCGTGGTGCTTTGAAAGCCAGAAATAAACGCCGAGCCAGTGCAAGACACGCTTTAATCCAAAGAGCCAGAACAATTAGACGCAGACATGCGATGGGGTTGTGATGTTACTAAATACAATGATGGTAATATATCAAACCATTAAGGAGATCAAGATGTTTGGACTAAGCCCAATTTCATTTGTAGCTGGAGCGCTTATTGGCGCTTTGGTATCACCAGTTACCAAGTTTTTACAGAAGCAATTTGCTGCTTTGAAAGCGAAATTCGCTAAGAAGGTAGTTGCTAATACAGTCGCCGCAATTGTTGCAACCAAAGAAGCTCCACCAAATAAGTAATCATGAAGCTGTTGATTGAAGAAGTTGTTGACATCCGTTACGTAACGGAAGAAGTCGAACCAGGCAAGAAGAACCTTTATATTGAAGGTGTCTTCTTGCAATCAAATGTCAAGAACAGAAACAAGCGCATTTATTCCAAACCAATCATGGAGCGTGAAGTCTCCAGATACAATAATGAATGGGTGAATAGAAGCCGAGCTTATGGTGAATTTGGTCATCCAGATAATCCGCAAATCAATATGGAACGTATTTCACACCGTATTGTATCTCTTAAAGAAGATGGTGACAATTGGATTGGTAAAGCTATTATCATTCCTGAAGGTCATGGAAAGATCGCAAAGGGAATTATAGACACCGGTGGCGTATTGGGTGTGTCTTCTCGCGGTATTGGGACGTGGAGAATGGTTGAAGATGTGAAATACATCAACGATGATTACAAATTAATGACTGCAGCAGATATTGTTGCTGACCCATCAGCACCAGATGCATTCACCAGTGCATTAATGGAAGAGAAGGATTGGATTTTGGATGCAGCGAGTGGTAATTTCCGTTTGATTGAAGACACCCAGAATATGGTAAGACGCGCTTCGTCAAAAGATTTGGAAAAAACTCTTATTGAAGCCTTCGAACACTTCATCAATAAAATCTAAATTACAAGCCAAATTGACCATAGGTCTAAATAAAACATCAAAACAGAGGCTTAACACCAAATGAAGAAGACACTCCGTGAAGCTGCCATCGACGTATTGCAGCAATCTGCTAAGCAAAATCAGGAACCACGCCATGAAGGTCCACT